AGACCTTGAAATTTCGGAAAATACCGGTACGTACCCTCGGACATAAACAGCCTTGTATGCGTCTGATGTATGAATACCGTCGCCAATTTCAGATGCAAACTCAATGTATGCGTTCTTTTTGGCTGTTGCTGTGGCCTCGTCGCCTTCCCCCAGGGGATATTCTGTCCACGTTGGGTAATCGAACCGTTCAACATGTGTCCCGATTGTCTGGAAAATTTCAGACTCTAAAATCACAGCCTCGGTGTTTCCGGTCATTCGGATCTGGCCTATTTCGACCGCACCCACAGGGATATATGGAGGTCCACCTGCTGCGCCTCTTGTTTCTGTGAACGTGGCATCTGATGAGTCGGTGCCTTCGGCCTCAGTCACAACCCCGGACGCACTTAGAGTCACCGAGCAGATTTTAGCAACGTCGCCAGTTGCTCTCGATACTGGCATTGTCGTTGCGTCTACGGTTTCTAATGCCCCACCTATATATGCCGTGTGAGCAGCAACCGTCACCTTGTCAGCGTCAGCGTGGGGGGAAATCATATTCCGACCGGTAACAACCCCGTCTGGTCGAACGGATAATTCATATCCTGACTTGTTAGAAAATACGGACTTTCCAGATACGGTAAATACTTTTTGATCCCCGGAGTCTGTTGCTTTTGTATAGTCAAACAACGTCTGGCCGGATTCCATATCGATTCGTGCAAATTCAGCAGTGGACATGTTCTTTTCCTCATTTTTTATTATTTACATTTAAGTTCATGATTAATTGGTGTATGGATCTCCGATAATTTCCGAGTATTGCACGTTGAATTCAACATATGATGCGGCCAGGGTGTCTTCTGCTGCTGTTGCCATTTTATTTTTTCCTTTTGTTTATTGTTGATATGGGTTTCCGATCAACGTGTTATATTTTACATCAAATGTTGCAATAGCGCTGGCGTATCGTTCCTCATTATTGGGAGTTTCGACACCGCCACCGCCGGTATGAGTTATTGATTCAATCAGCGTGGAAAATGCGCTTGTCTGATCTGTCATGGACTTGACCAGATCACCGTAAATCGACTCACTGATTTCGTGGATATTCTGAGTTGAATTGAGTTTTACCGCAGCTTTAAACGCAATCGGCATATTATGTGACATTACACCGAAAAGTTCCTTGGCTGATTCCTCCGACATGGCTATAATCTCAACGATAAGGGCTGTGCCAGCATCAAGAGTTTTGATATCCCGGACCGCATTTGTGCCGATGTTGGTGTTGTATCCTGCTGAGGTCTTGATTAACCCCGCCCTGGTCACGGCATTTTTTATGATCTGCTCTCGAATTGTATCAGCCATTGTGCCTCCGCAAAATATCGTCTATTTGAGTCGAAAGGTTTTCACTAATCTTCTCGCCGGCAAACGTTTCAATTGGGTCAAAGATTCTATTGGCCCCTAAAATATCCTCAATCCTGGGACCAGTTCTGCGCTGAATTCCACGTTCGTCTTTGTCGGCACTCTCGGTAAAACGGTATTTTTTAGGTAGTGCTCCATAATTCATCTTGGGGTTTACTTTTTTTCCGTAAACTTTCCCACGCCAAAAGACATGCGTTTTTTCGTTCCTGGTTCCATCGTTGGCCGCTTTCCCACGAGCAACAAAAGCATGTTTTAAAGTCGTTCGACCGCCGCTTCTTTTGACTTTGAACGACACGCCTTTTCTTGTCTGTCTTGCCGCAAAGTTTATCAGGCCAATCGGGACACCTTTTGACGTAAAAGATCCCGATATATCCGAAAAATTAGCCTTTTTTATAGTAAAATCTTTCTTGATTCTTTTTGCAGTCAACGCAAGGTCTGCACCGATGTCCTTGGCCGCCCTGGTCTGAACGTTGGTCAGGGTTTTATTGATCGCATTGGTGAGCGCTCGCTTGCTACCGTTTTTGATGTCACGCAAAAGACTCTCAACACGGGCAAGATCAGATTGTGATATTTCAATGCTCATCTTCTGTCACCACCACTTTGACAAAAATTCGATCGTTACCTTCAATGCGCTTCACTGTGTATAATGCCGACCCGGTTTCAAATGTGCTGCCAATCTTGGGCGCTCCAACGTCAGAGAATAAAGCATCAACAGTGATTCCAACCTCTGTGATCTCGTAATCTGCGCCTTCGGGCTGTAATAGCGCATCATGCTCAACGATGATAAGGCAATCCACAGGTTCATATGTATCAGTAGACTCGTAGATAGCCTGCTCACCTATGGCCCTGTGGACCGCTTTTCCCATTCTGGTAAACATTTATTTTACCAAAATGTGGATTAATTCGGTTGCTCCGGTTGTTGCCGCAAGAGAATAACCAAACAGAACTCCACCAACAGATGTTTCCGCAAGTACGCCTGTCGCCGTTGTGTAATAAACCAAACCGCCAAGGGTCATATCACTTGCTGATTTTGTGAAGGTTAAAGCGAACACTCCGCTTGTTGATGCTGTTCCGGTTGCGCCAGCTTCAATATCAACATCACAAACACACGGGATTGACCCTACCATGTATGGGTCACCAGCCGATAAACCGCCGGAAGGCCCGGTGACTGTTATCTTTTCGCCTTTTCTGACAAGGTTTTTCATTTATTTTTTCCTTATTTTATAAAAACATCAATGACGCCAGAAGACCCGGCATCAACCGCTCCAAGAGCATATCCAAAAAAAATTGTGTCCTCTGTTTCAAGAGACAATCCGCCTCCCACCGCTGTCCCTGGGTAGTAAAGCTTTGCACCTACCGTCACGGCTGCATCTGCGGGGCTATCATCCGGTGCTTCACTTCCATCAACACCACTGTTATCAGTGCCATTTACAAGCAAAGAGAAAACCCCCTTTATTGATGCGGCCCCTGTGCCAGTATGTGCAATATCAACATCACAAACACACGGGATTGACCCTACCATGTATGGGTCACCAGCCGATAAACCGCCGGAAGGCCCGGTGACTGTTATCTTTTCGCCTTTTCTTATGAAATTTTTCATATTTATTAAATCCCCTTTATGATCGTTTGAACTGTGCATCCAGCTTCAATCGATTTTGCATATATAACCGTTGTACTCGCATAAAGACGGAGCGTTCCAGGCGAAACTGCCGCACCGACTTTGACTGTCCAAAAAGGATCGCTGTCTGATCCCGTCAAAGATATTTTAAATTCGGTGTCGTCGGCTGCCTGGATGATGATATTTGCAGACACCAACGAACTGGACGGTTTGATCTCCGTCCAGGCCGCTGTAGTGATTGCCGTATTTATAATTTCGGCAAACATGGTTTAGGCTCCATAGTTGTAGTATAGAGTTTTCCAGTCAACAGCTTTTGCTCCTGCATCAATGCGGACCTTGTACTCGATACCGTCAACGTTCCAGCCCTGTTTTGTTTCCATGTACGGGGCCTGAACACCATTTAGAAAAAACATATTGACCGTTTTCCCTTTTGGTCCGGCCAGATACCAACCTGTTGCCCTGGCATCGTCAAGACGGCCATCATAAATGCGGGTGAACCTTGACCCGGCGTAAATATTGGGTTTCGTGTCTACAGAGGCTTGAGCGTCAAACTGAACCGTTGCAAAAAAAGTTTCTGCTGCGCCCTCCATGGCATTTGGTAAAAGGATGAATTTTGGAGAAATGTTCAACCGTCTTAAACCCTGGAGATCTTTCTGATTTTTCATTGCAAGGAGAGCTGCCGAAAGTGTTGATATACCTACGGGACCATTACCAGTTGCACCGGATGCAATATAATTTCCATGGTCGGTATGGAACAGGGCCTTACTATCACCCATTGCCGCATTTGCAGATAAAACAGCATATGCAATATCACCGAGTTTACGAGCTGCTGCCTCGCCGTGTTTGGCCGGGATGCCTGTTAGAGCATTGAGGTCGTCATTAATGATGGCATGGCGACCAATAGCGAACATTTTACCATATGTCGCAATCTGGTAAGTCTCTTTCGCCTCGGTCATGTCACCATATTTATACTCATTGCTTTCAATGATCTGGTCAAGGTCGTCTGTCTCGCTGGCCCGGTTGAGAGTGTTGGCCTTAAAGTCTGAAACAGATCCAACCCCACACCATTCTCGCCATGTTTCGTCTGCTGATTCCCAACCTGCGGCAAGGGCTTTGTTGGCTGTGTTAGCAAGCAAGATGGGAAAATCAGAAGTTGTCAAGGCTCTGCCGATCATCTCCATTGCATTACCACCGTCTTTCTGGTTTGCCACCTGCAAAGATTTTCTTGCAAGCTCCCGGAGGGAATACCCCATCAGCTCATCGTGACCGGCTGCGGGTTTCTCAGGAGTTCTACCGGACCTGGACAAGAGAGCGTCTGTTCCTGCGGCCCTGAACTTTTCAGCAGCATCAATGCCAACCTCATACGTTCCCCGGTGTCCGACGGTTTCTTCGGTTTCTTTTGCTGCAAGATGGGCAGACATTACCGCCTTTCTCGCATCTTCAATAGTTTTTCCCTCGTCAATGAGTTTTTTACCAAGATCGGCCTGGTCAAAACTTCCGGCCATAGCCC